CTGTCGGGATCGTGTATGGCTGCCAATATCCAGCCGCCCCATCCCATTGCAGCAAGTCACCATCGGAAAGCCCAGTTAGTTGAACGTCATTTAGTTCCTGCAGGCCATGGTCTTCTGTCATTCTGACGAATATGGAGCCAGACCCTCCCGACCCACTATGGACAACAATAGCCTGCGCTGTTTTCAGGTTTGGGGCGCTTGGCTGGGTATTGGTCAAACTGCCCGCTGTGGACGGATCAAAATAAAGCAAGTCGCCATCGGACCATGCTGATGTATCAAGCCCTCTGACAAGACCGAAGCTTGTGACATAGCCAAACGCATTGTTTGCGATGTCCTCTGTCGCTACCCCGATCATGTATCGGCCCTCTATAGAGCCATCGGCTACGGCTTTTGCAATTGTCAGCTTTGCACTTGCGCCAATCGTGCCAGTCGCCATCACACCAGCCCCGTTCGGAATTGTTACCCCGCTAGTGTTCTTGGCGTAGTAATGCAACTCCTGCCCGACCTGCAGAACAACCGAACCTGAAAGTCCTACATCCACAGTTCCATCATCTGCGTTCCATTGCATCCGGCGCGGCAAGGTGACGTGTGGCCCTCCAAGGAAATCCAGATAGTCCACGGACTGCCCTGCGGTTCCATCGCTGCCGATGCCAGAGACAAGTTGTAGAACCTGACCCCGCAATAGTGCAATGTCGTCTGGCGTCGTGGTAACGGCGCGGTCAAATAATGCCTCAAGGGCAGAAATCATCCGCTGGTCGCCATTAACCAAACGTGAAATCTGTTCCCGTGTCGGCTTCTGCAGATCGACTACCATGCCAAAGGCTCCAAGCGGGCCTCTAGACGCGCAACAGACAGGCCAGCATCGGAAGAGCCGCTAAACCTCTGCACGCGCCAGTTGCGAATAGCGCCTTGCCGGAACCATCTCACCCTGTGAGACCTGTCACCTTGCCGCCCAATTGACGCAAAGCGTGGTTGCGACCAGTCAACCCCATTTAGTGAATATTCCGTCCATACACTTACAGACTGCCCCAACGGCGCATCACCAGTTAAGCAGGCAAGTTCCAACTCGTGGATAATCCCGCCACGGCCCTCGTTGTAAATGATGGGCAGCCCAAACTGCCACATCACTGGATCTCCCCAGTGTGTATGAGTGGACCTGTCCAGCCTGCCGATATTCGAAGTTACGTGGCTTCCAACGTTCCAACGATCATAGCAGTAGACAAAATGCCGAGCCGTGAACGGACCAGTTCCCGTTGTGGAAGACGACAGGGAATACCAAACCGGATGCCCGATGGCTTCCCCCGCTGCAGCATCAAAGCAAAGCGTGTGATCTGGAAGGTGAATAACAAGCGTGTCGTTGCCAAGGTCGAGGCGGGTCTCGACAACGGCTTCCGCCAGTTCCGCCTCATTATACCCCGTCAGAATAGCATCAATCTCGCGCGTGCTGATCTTCTTGATTGATCCGTTCGCTGTCATATAAACACCGGGCGGTTCATTTACGCCAGAACCAAGAAACGCAATTGCGTCATTATAGATCGTCGCGCAAAACGTCCCGCAAGCCCCTTTATGCACCTGAGAACCGTTTACCCGCTGGAACGGAAACAAGTCCCCACCGATATTAGTGAAAATCTCAATGGTGTTTCTGTTTACCGCGTAAATCTCATTCCGCAGATTGATCACCGACACAACAGCATCTGGCGAAACCTCAGAAGACCCATACTTCAAGTCGCTGACGGCGAACGGGTCATTTAGTTCCGTAACGACGAGGTTTTCCCCGTCTGTTGTCATATAGTATCCGGCGACCCAAACGACGCAGAGAGCAGTTCCGAGGTGAACATCCGTATTCTGTGCTAGCGTTGTCTTGTCATAAAGGTAAAGTCGGCCACCTGACGTAATGGCCAGATATGTAAACCCATACGACATGGAAACGGTCCCGCCGCTGCCTACGTCGCCAATCGTTGTAAACGTGCCTGCACTATCAATTGACCCGAACTTGGTCCCCATGACCGCATAAATCGTGCCATCCCATTCGATCTGACCCCGCATAATGCCTGGACCGGACCCGATAGATACAACCCCATCCGCTATCCTCAAATAGCCTTGAGAAAGCCCCGTTGCCTTCGGAACCGGAACCATATTGACGGGATAACTTGTGCGAAAGTCTGGACTTGTATCCGCGTAAATCCCATTAACGACTGGAATTTGCATCAATTATCCTCTGCCAAGAAAGGGATTGTCGGGTTCTTCCACCCGCCGCCTGCAGGTGCGCTTGTCACATTTGCCTTAGCAGTTGGGATTGTAACGCTGGACGCAACAGCAAGGTTATACCCCTTCTTGGCCGCAACTTTGGTATCAGGCGACACTGTCTTTCCAAACATTGGCCCTAGTTCCAGCGCCAAGTTCAAGATGACAGGTCTAACTAGTTGCTGCCGAATACCCGCATCCACTTGCAGGTCGGCAAGCGTCGGTGTGTTTTTCACAACGTATCCAGTGATAATGCCTTGGCTTTCCCATTCGGCAAGCATCGCATCCAGCCGACCCTGTGCTGTCTGCAGGTCCTCCGGCTGAGCGTCATAGACATAAGACCCCATGCCAATTTCTGTCAGGGCCTCGCTGATAATTTGGTGATTTGTCCAAGCCATTAGATAACCCCTGATTGGATAAGGCGGGCTGTAATGGCCCGCCCCAATGTCGTTACGAAGTCTGGCGAAGGCCGCGCCGGGGGTCAAGAACCTTAGAACCCCACAGCATGTCAAAACGCATGTTGTGGGCAAGGGTATTCCCGTCGACCCACTCAGACACCGAAACGGTCACCTTATTGCCCTGCTCTGTCCGAGTGTTCAGACCAGCATTGCCCGGAATATCCAGAGCACGGGAAACAAGGGTAACGGCAGCCGGATCAAGCAACACGCCCTGACGGTAAGTCGAACCACCAGTGCCAGTCTTGACCGTGATAGCCGCATCGTTTGCGGGCGCTGCAGTAACCGTCTGGAACCCGCCCGAAGTGATAATCGGGGGCGAGATGGTCAGAGCTGCGGGACCAGTCGAAGCGCCGCTATCTGCATCGACGAGAACGGTGAACGTCTGCAGGCGCCCAGTCGACGCCTTAGTGCCGGGATGAACCGAATACACATTCTCAATCGTAAACACGTCACCCTTTTTCAGAATGCCAGTGGTGGAGTTAGTCCAGCCATCGGTATTCAGGGTCTGCGACCAGCTATCCTTTGCCGTGGCATAGGTAACGCCTTGCGACCCGCCATTGACAAGCGGAGTGCCAGTAGCAACGCCGACAGTGTGCGACGGTGCAAACGCCGTGGTGAAGTTCTCAAAGTTGCCCATCATGCCGATGGACGCCTTTTCAAGCGCGGTCTTATTCACGCCGCCGACATTGCCACCAGCGACAACGCTGGAGAGTTTTGCCGCCACTGTCGGGGTGTGGAAGGCGACACGACCACCAACGGGGATACCCACGTCAGTCATGTAAGCGCCAGCCTCGGCCAGTTCCAGAATGGTCGATGGCGGAGTGCCAGCCGTGCCAGTGAAGTGGTAAAAATCAGAATACAACGCAGCAAGCGAAGTCTCGATTTTTTCCGCAGCACGCCGAGCGTTTGGACGAACAACCATTTCGGCCCAGCGGTCAAAAGACAGAGTGCGGTCCTTTGCGCCGATAGTGACCTTGTTTGACCAAGTGCTGTCCATGGTGACAGGGACAGTGCCTTCGGTCACGTCTTCGGAGTAGCTGGACAAGTCAAGGTCGTCGTCTTGGCCAAGATACTGCATTTGCCGACGAACATAGACCGTTTGGCCCTTCATGTTGAACTCAGACGAAATATCGGTTCCGACCATCGCGCCGAAAACCAATTCTTGCTCAAGCATGCGAACAAATTCTTTCGCAACCTGAGTTGGGGTATAGAAGGCGTTAGCCATGATGTGTTTTCCTTACATCAAATTGAGAATGTGCCACCAGCATTGCGCCATGCAGAATATTCGGCAGCCGACATCTTGTCAGGGTCAACCTTTTTGCTGGACTGCGGAACGCTATCCGCAGGCAGGCGCTTTTCGGGGGCGGGTTTGGGTTTGGTTCCAGAGACTTTCATATCACGCTCCATTTTGGCGAGGGCAACAGCAAACTTAATGGGGTTAGCAATATCGGCCAAGGCTTTCGCTTTGGCTGGATGCTTTGCCAGCGCGTAAACGACGACTTCGGGCGCTTCACACACATCAACCGCGATGCTGAATTGAACAGGGCTAAGAACAGATTGAACCTCTTCCTCGTATCCCTGAAAATCCGCAACGTTAATTTTTGCCTTGCGCTCGTTGTATCTGGCAACAGTTGCATTCCATTCCGCTTGAGCCTTTTCGGCATCGGCTTCCTGTTCCGCCTGCTTTGCCTTCACTTTGGTTTCGCGGTCCTTCCAGTCAAGAAGTTCTCGCTCAAACCGTGCATCGTCATAATCACAGCTTTGCAACGTGGGCTTTGCACCAAGTTCCTCTGCCATATCGGCAGGCTTGGCCTTTTGCGCGTCTTTAAGCTGCTTCTGCGCTTCCCGAAGCTGCTTACGAAGGATCCGAATTATCGGCGTCCCCTCTTCCTCTTCGGGCTGAGGCTCTTCACCTTCAAACGAAACGACAAGTTCCTCAGGCTCTTCGCCTGGATCATCTTCCGCCTTAGGTTCGGTCCCATCTTGGATGTCAGCTTCTGCCTCAATAGCTGGAATTTCCTCAGCTACTGCGACTTCATCACCTTCGACCTTTAGTTCCACTTCTTCGCCTGTATCAAGCATGTTTTCGCCTCTATCTCGTTCCTACAAGCTGCGGGGGAACGGTTCCCGCACTCCTCAGCTTGGTAACCGCGTCTATCACGGCCCCTCGCTGGTCAATCTCTATACCC